TCAAAAATAATTGTTGGAATTGTAACTCCACTGATAAAATCAAAATATAACTCTAACTCAGGCATTGAAGGAAGCCTATCAAATAAGTCTCCACCAATGATATGCAGGTCAACATCTTTCTCAATCTCTTTGATTTGAGAGAAAAACTCACGATATCTGTTTGTAGCCCACTTTACGGGTACATTCTTTTGTCCTAGTTTTATATGCCAATCTGCTGTAAATAAAATCATGCTACGAAATCATCTCCTAGTTGCCAACTGCAACCTGTTAAACCGCCCGCTTGAAGTGCTGCAAGAGTTCTGTGTATCTCTTGTGCGCTTCTGCCTGTATCAAGTGCATTGACTGATACATGCTCCACTATATTATTTGGGTTTATAATATAGGTTGCTCTATAATGAACACCATCTTCTTCACTTACAATGCCTAGTTCATAGCCAAGTGCCATGCCTGAGTCTGCTGCAAGTGTGTGGTTTATGTCTTTTATAAGGTCATTGTCTTGTTTCCAAGCAAGTTTGCAGAACTCATTGTCTCCACTCACTCCAATAACTTGGGCAGCACTTGACATTTGATCAAATGCTGCAATCTCTGTAGGGCAGATAAATGTAAAATCTTTTGGATAGAAATACATTATTGTCCACTCAGAGTCTATAGTTTCATGAGTTATTATTCCAAGCGTATTATCGGCTTCACAGGTAGCCATCTTGAACTCAGGAAACTCTTGACCTACTCCTACCACTTTTGCTCTCCATCACCTTCTGAAAATTCAGAAGCAACTTCAGCATCAGGAGCATCGCTGCCACCTGCTCTTACTCTATCTAAGAGTTCTTTTTGAGCATCAGCACTTGGGCGAGGAAGTACCTCATCCATAGATTTCAACCCTGATATCAACTCTTTTTCTTCTTCGTCTAATGCTCTGGTTTTACATCTTAGTACCTGTAATTGGTACTCAACATTGAAAGCCATTGGTCCAGTCTTTACTCTTTTAAAGTGGACGTCCCAACCTGTTTCAGGATCTGTAGGGTCGCCAAGGTCTTCAGAGGCAAGCATTACTTGCTCTAATAATTTTTTCTTTAAATTGAGGACTTTGACTTGCTTATCTTTAGGATCGATGCATTGAATTGCATATGACCAACCGCATTTCATTTCGGGGTGATATTCTTTTACCCAATCCTTTTCTTTGTTGTCAAAAGATTCTGTAGAACGATTGAAGGAAAGACACTCCATAGGAATGTTCTTTGCGTTCTCACCTTTTATCCAGTATACGTATCTAGGAAGTATATCTCCAACCATTCTTACGACATTGTCGCCATCTTGATAAGTATATTGATTTATGGAAGACTTCTTAGCCTTCCCTTCTAATTGTGCAAATTTTAATGCCATTTTTATTTCTCCTTTTGTGACTTCTCATATCGAAAATAAACTTCTCCATTTTCAATCTTAAGTAGCCTATTCTTTTTAATAATGTTCTGCACGCCTTTGGGAAGTCGTGCTAGTTCTATTGTTAGTTTATTTGTTGTTAAATATTCGTTATAACTTCTAAAAGATGCTACAGCGATGTACTCTGCCCACTCTGAATCAGATGCGGACTTACGATGCTTGTAAATGAACTCAGGGTTCAGTAAAAAACTATCGCCAGAATAATCTTTTCCATAGAATTTAAAGAGTCTGTCACGTTTACTTGTTGGTGGGTACTGATAAGTCACATACCACACTATAAGTAAGATGTCCGAAACCTTGTTTCTACTATCTTTTGCGATCTTTTTCCAATTATATCGTATCATATATTATACTAAAAAATTCAACTCCTGTCAAGAAGTATTTTTTCATAGGTCATTTACCTCGTATCCTTGCTTCATGTAATAGCCTCGTCTATTGTTCGCCTGTCTCCGTGCAGTTTTTCCTACTAAATTTATATCCACTACAACAGGCTGGGACTTATCTTCATGGATTCTGATAATACGTCCTATGAGCTGTGTTAGTAAAGGCTCATTGTTTACAGGAGTTCCTAAAACGAGACAGCTAAGGCAATCTAACGATACACCTTCTGAAAATATAGATTGTGTACCATATAAAATATGTTTATCATGCCAAAGCTGTTTCATCAGTTTTGGGCGTTCTTCGTGAGGTATATCTCCTGTAATTGCTATAGCCTCATCTCCACTCAGTTTAGCACAAGTTTTTAGAAACTCAACTCGGTCTGAGACAACCAAAACTTTATGACCCTTAGCAGCGTATGCGCTTGCTATCATGGCAACAGAGTGTACATACTCTTCTTGATAAGAAAGGTGTGTTACTTTGTTTGCCCATGGAATATTCTGCCCATCCATAAATCTTACGTCTGAGGATATGATATCCACTTTCGGGGTCATATAGTTTTCTTTTGGTGGTTTATGTACTGTTTGTCCAAAGTAATCTCTGAACACTACGTGTTTACCATCTTTTCTTTCAATCGTACCTGACAATCCAATCTTATATCTTGCTTTATTTTTATCAATAATTTTAGCAAAAGTAGGACTACTTACATGGTGCATTTCATCTAAAATCACAGTTCCGAACTGATCAGAAATGTCTGTGACTCTACGGTATAAACTCTGAACACTTCCGATTACGATAGGACTATCCATATTGAATTTACCTGCACCAATAATTCCTACGTCAATACCAAAGACTTTCTTCGCCTCTGTTTGCCACTGCTTTAGCAGAGCTAAAGTGTGAACAACAACCAAAGTTTTCTGACCAAGATTTGATGCGATTGCTAAGGCAGTAAATGTCTTGCCCCAGCTTACCCAAGCGTTAATTATACAACTGCTATCGACTTTGTCAAAAACTTCTTGCTGGCTTGGTCGTAATTCAAACTTAAACGTAGGAAATTCTATCGGTTTGGTCACTCTCTTATCAACTACTTCATAATCTTTTGGAATTAAATCTTCCCTACCGCTTGGTAAAGTAATTAAGTCTTTTCGAACTATTCCCATATTTTTAATTGTAATGGGTGGATCTCGTGGATCGTGACTTGGTATTGTATATGTCAACGTACTATCAATCGCAGACTGCTGACTTGCAGTTGCGTTCATGTAGATCCTATTACTTAGTACAGCTTTCACAATACCTTTTTAAATTTTAAATATTCGGTTACCACAAAGGTTTTAAACTCTGGGTTTGTGTATATATCTACGAATTTCATTGGCTTTTCAATTTTTTCTTCATGAAGCCAGTTATAAAAGTCTCCAAGTACATTTATTGTTCCCCATGTATTAAGAGCAGGGTTACCTAGTATCTTTTTTACTTCTAAGACTGGGTCTTTCCATTTATTTATGTAAACTTCTACCCATTCTTCATTTACTTTCCATTCATGCTTTTTAATAGTATGATCGCCTTGCGCTATTCTTAGTCGTCTTCTTAGTTCAACTTCTTTCATATTTTTCGTCTTGTCGGTTTTTGTTCTTGTTCGAGAAAGTCGTATATAACCCAAGGCAATCCGTTTAGGTATAGCACTTGTGCCCACGACTCGGTACTTTTTGGAGGACGTTTTTCTGAGAAAGAATGATGTATGTCTTTAAGCCAAATCGTAGAACTTTGTCCATGATCTTCAACTTTTCGTATCTTGTGACATACTAACTGAGTATATGTTGTTTTTTGATAATAAAAATATTTACCAGTTGTATCAATATAACTCCTTCCTCGATGTTTTATGAGTCCCACTACATCATCAATTTGAAACTTAAGTGGAAACAAATTTTTCAAAGGTGTCCTCAACCTTCTCTGCCCAATAGTATCCCCAGTTTGGTTTAAATCATCAAGCACTTTATCATCTATAAATACAATGCCATCTTGTTCCCAGATATTCTGGGAGTTTAAAACATAAACTGGGTATACTAAGTCAAATCTAACCATACATTTTGGTGTACTTACCCATGCTATAGTCATCACCTATTTCAAAGTCACAACCAACAGGAGCACCATTTATGAAAACGCCTCTGTCCATCTGTACAAACTCTGTCAGTTTCTTACTGTATGCATCAATCTCATGATGTGGACACTCAGCAAGAATAGAGTCATGTACAAGAGCGAATATTCTACTCTTGAGTCCGTTTTCTTTTATATAGTTATTCATATCTATTGCGGCAAGCAAGTTCATATCAGATGATACAGATTGAACTAAGAAGTTTATACCACTTCTTACTTCATGACTTGCTATACCTTTATCAGCACTTCTTACATTCTCAAGTCTACGCTTTCTACCAAAGGTAGAGTATAAGTAAGCGTTAGCCTCGATAAACTCTTTCTGCTCTTCCAACCAGTGCTTCAATCTGCTGAATTGATCGAAGTATTGATTGATAACTCCTTGTGCATCTTGCACCGAGAAGTGTGAGCCTGAGTCTTTTGTTACTTGTTGTGAAATCTTGTTTGGTCCTGCTCCATACATTATACCGAAAGTAACAGCCTTTGCAGCCTGTCTCTCGAAAGAGTATAGTTCACCGACTTCATCGACTTCACATGGAAGTCTGAATACTAACTTCGCAATCGTACTGTGGAAGTTACCACCAGACCTGAATACTTCACTTAGGTTTTTATCACCAGATAGCGCTGCTGCAACGTATACCTCTGCAGTTGTTAAGTCCATAGCTACTATCTGATTACCTTCTTTTGCTTTGATACAACCTTTGACAATCGGATTGTCACGAGGTATCTGTTGCATATTCAGTTTACCACTTGAAGAAAGTCTACCTGATGTTGTAGAATGTAGGTTGAAATTAGTTCTCAATCTACTATCTCTGTCAAGTTGTGGTATAATTTTATCTAAGTAAGTGTTTTTAATTTTAGATTTCTGACGAATATCTAAGATTAGATTTGGTACTGGGTGCTGCTCTGCTAGTTTGCCTAGCACTTCTGCATCAGTTGAGTGTGCACCTGTACCTGTCATTTTACCTGTAGGTTGAAGTCCAATAGCATCAAACAGCAAGCTACGTAATTGTACTGTGCTATTTGGGTTGAACTCTTTGCCTTGAGCCTGTTCGAATAACTTAACTTCTTTGAAGCTGTAAAGTTTTTCGATAGCCTCTTGTATATCTTTCTCCATCAAGTTCTGTGCCTCTTCTAACCTTCTACGGTCAAAAGGAACACCATTATCTTGACAATCTTTTAAGAAAAGCATACCAGGTATAAGGATATCCTTGTATACGCGTACTAGTTTTGGGTTTTTGTTAAGAGCTTCTAGCATAAGCTCGTAGAGTTCATAAGTAACTGCGGCATCCATTGCTGCGTATACTTGCATCACATCAAATGGGATAGACTCCCAAGTAAACTGTGACTTTAGAACTCCGTTACGTTTACAATAATCAGCTATGTAATTATGTAATTCTTGTTCATAGTTACCATACTTTGTGTGTTTTAAAGCTAGTTGTTTCAATCCGTGCGTGCCTGGATTTTCATTCAACATATAGTGCATCAACATTGTATCTTCTATGCGAGGAAACTCAAAGTTGAAATGGTACTCTAAAAATGCCAAGTCAAACTTTGCGTTGTGGAACACAGTGATCTTTTTGGTAAAGAGCTTCTGGAGTAAAACCTCCACGTCCTCGTCTACCACATCTGTTAAAATATAAACTGCGTGATCTCTGCAATAAGCGAGACTTAGACCTAGGATATGCCCGTCTCTGGGGTATAGACCTGTGGTCTCTGTGTCGCATGAGATATAACCTGTTGGAGCGTTTAGCGCTTTGTTTATCCATTCAATTGCCTCTTCCTTGTTGTCAATTCCATAGAATGACTCTGTAGATATATCTACTGGTTTTAAGTCACCACTAACATATCCTAAGATATTCTTTAGTGATTCCTCCCAAGTGCGTCTCGCCTCTGGTCTAAAGGCGAGCATAGCAGGATTGATAACTGGGAGGAATTTATCATCTATAAGTCTCCCGCTATGCTCTGTGATTGATCGTTCAGGTGTGAACTGCTGTAATGCCTCACTCCCTACTAGAATGACCCAGTCGTAAGCATCAATATCGATATCGATGTCTACGTCACGTTTTAAAACTTTTTTAATGTCTGGATTGCTACACAAATGGAAATGGTCAAACTCAAATTCATTCTGAAAATGAGTGACATAATCTGTTCTGTTTGGTGCTTTGTCTATTAAAGCTACTTTAGTCATATAAATACTCTCTTAATTTTCTTACTCTGTCTTTTGGTAACTCACCTGGGTCTAATCCATCAGGCATCTTTTCTATGTTAGCCAAAAGCTCTACTTGTTCACATAAGTCTGCAACTTTCTCTGCAGCCTCTCTCCCTGCAGTGTCTCCATCAAATAGAATATCTACTTGTCGGACACCTATAAATTTTAACATACTTAACTTGTATGTATCGATATTTTGTGTGCCGAAGCAACACATTGCATTTGTTAAACCTTTATCGTGAAGG